TTGTGTACATATTCAAGCTACTACATATATTAGTCATCAAAATTCAGATAATTTGCTGTCATATTTTATCATGCTAGACGCCTTGACCTTAATCAAATGAAAGGTGTCTTGGGTTACTGTAGCCGGCAGAGGCTAGACGGGTAGATCTACGCTTCTTAGGGGCAGGAGGCACCTCATCGTCTAGCTCAGAACCCTCATGGGCTATGGTTGTATCATTTACCCTCTGAAAGTCGTGAAAGTAGCGATCAACACTCTCGCCCAGAACCCTATCCACTTGCTGGCGGGCAGTACGAGTCGTCTCCCACTTCATACTGGTACTAGAGGCGGGCATATCCTTCCTTAACGTATCCAACTCAACCTTGGTAATCTGGTCAAGGGCGTTGTTAATAAGATTCATGAAGTGGTCGCGGTAGTAGGCATCCTTGAACTTCTCCACATTCACCAGAATGCGGGGCATTGCAGGCAGAGTAAATTGGACCTGGTGGAATGGCTTATCGTCAATAGACAGGGACTTGAAGAGCAGATTCAAATGGTGATTCACAGTGGAGTGAAAGAGAGTACGAAGAGTGTGGATGTGTGTAGAGCAGTGCTCGTTGGGATCACAGTATTTTAGCTCGAACTCGCCAGTAGTAAGATTCTTGCGAATCTTAATAGTGTCGTCAGTATTCTCCAGGGAGTTAGAGGTACGCACGAGGTGAATCTTAACAAGGTAAGGGGTAAAGGAATCCATGATTTGTATGCTTAGGGGTAGGGGCAGGCCCGCGTTCAATTTTGGGGGCTGTTATAAAAGTGGTGACGGCGAAGCGCATCAGGATCTTGTGTACGAGATGAGTTATAGTAAGAGTTCTTATGAACTCTATGGTATGTTAGAACGGTGTTAATATTGTAAAATACATTCTTGTTCAGAGCAAGCCTACACCATAAATCATAGTCGTCAAGATTATATAGATCTGTATAATGTAATAGCTCTTTGCGTATCAAGACTGATGAGGTTATAATAGGATTCTCAATCTTAAAATAATTTACGTCAATATATCCATTTGGTACATTTGGACTGCCTCTCATATCACCTATATACTCAGATTGTGTCCCAATGACATCAGGTGTTAGAATAAGACTTCTTATACATAAGACTTGCTGCATTAACTTCTCAGGATGCCATTTGTCATCCACGTCGAGTATTGCAACCCAATCAGATACTGCCTCTTTTACTAAGGCATTCATTGCTTCTGCCTCCCCCTTCGCATCAGGTATATTCATTACACGAATCCGAGAATCTCCCTTGGCTAACCTATTTGCTATCTCTAAGGCGCTAATGACAACGTTACCACCCGTAGGACCACGACCATTTACTCCTATTAGGACTTCCCAATTCGCATATGTCTGATCTAATACTGATTTCAAAGATTCTTCTAAAAAATCAATACTGTTATATAAGCGTATAAGAACACTTATTTTATTTATTATCATCTATCATATAATTATTCCGTGTGTTTAGACCCATTACTATCTTTATAAACTCTATAGACTAAATAACTTGTACCACAACCAAATATTAGCCCTACGAGACAGCCTGCCGAAAACCAGCCCAAAATGATCCTATTTTTATAATTGACAACTATTTTAGCTAGATATGTGCCTTTAATCATTTGTACTATGTAATTCTTCTCATGCATATTATACTAGCATATATTTATAATATTTAATACGCGAACATCATTGCACCACGCCCGCCATAGACCCTAAATATATTATACGTTTCTGCATAGACGCGAACTAAGAAGCGTTCAGTATATGCATCTGCAATTTCACCGGTCTTACCATGAAATCCTAGGGAAAGGCTAATTCTCTGTACCTTATCAAGATTGGCTTCCCCTAGCGGTGTAGATATAGGGTTCAGTCCATTCTGACATCCAAATGGTATATTATAATAGTACCTGTTTACCCAGGGAGCCTTCCTTTGTTCAATAGCTGGCAACATGCTCCTAAATAGTGCCACATTTTCTGTAGAATATCTATTTAATGTTTCTGCATAATTTAAAGCTAGCCATCTGATTGGTTCAGAACCACTTCTTGAAAACCCAGGTTTTAGAGTCCCATAATATCTATCATCAAGACCACTTGCATCAGGCCACCAGATTGCATACGGATTTGGATCTGTAGGCATACATATATCACGTGTTGCTAAGAAATGTGCATTAACCGACGGCGCTTCATATCGTTGACAGTAAAAGAATAAATCACGTGTTGGATTTGGAATATCTAGAGGGATCCTGGCATATGTTGTACCATTAGTATCTACAGGGTCAATCGTATAATGCTGTACGATAGGTACCTGAATATCTGCAATGCGAAATCTATTGGCCTCAGCTTTATCTAAGTATATATACTCAACTAGCAGATATGTATCTTGTAATGACAAAGTATTTGGCATATTCAAATTTGGAAATGGTAGTACAGGATTATCTATTGGCTTTACCCTTGTAGGTTCTAAGTTTGGGAGGATTATTCCAGATGGGTCCTTATAATAGAACTGAGAATTCAAGAGTGGCCATAATGCCCCACCTTCAATATTTACTGTTGGATTTGCTGCACGTGAATTTGTATAATACACACTTGTTAGCGGTTTAAAATTCACTGTCAATCTTACCTCGTCTACATTTAGCGCATCTATAGGTAATACGCATCCAGGATCACCCCTACTAAACCAGAATGGCAGATGTGTTATAACTTCTTGACTAGTATTACTATACCCGTATGTGGTTTGATTGAATCCATTATCCGACCTACAAAGTTGTTTATTTTTAGCAGGGACTTTTTCTAAGGGGGTTTGAAATTCATCTAATATCTCCATAAGTTGCCCTGGTATTGTTTCTACTAAGTTGCCACCTATACTTATAGTTGCAGTATCTACAATACTATGACCTAAATTATTAGTCCATCCAAAGTGTGGCCCAACTAAGTCTGATTCAAAGGGTGTTTGACCCGATCTTATTAAATTTAATGAAATATCGACTATCGATTGTGCATTATAATATGTGCCAAATGTTAGCCATTTAGTCTTAGTCGATGCGCTAAATGTAAAAGTAAGTGGTTCTCTATTAGTTAAATTGCTATAATATTGGTTACCAGATCCATAATTTGGGTCTCTTACCCAAGAAAGAGTATATCCATTTGGTTTAATTCTATATTCTGTATTAATTGAATTATCAAATAGCTCTGGAGTTGTAATTGGCTTTGTGCGATTTGTTAATATACCCTTTAACATAGGTAATGATGTATTAGTATATACCCAATTTAGCCCATCCAATGACGTAAATACTACACCTTTTGCAGGAGGTTGGGGTGGGTTGGGTGGATCAACGCCATTAAATCCCACGATTAAAAACTGTGTACCATTCCACGAAATAGATGCTAATTGCGTCGCATCGCCATTAGATGGGTCAATAGCAGGACTCCAGTTTATTCCATCTGTAGATACTGTAATGAACGGTGATGTTTCGTAAATTGCAACCCATAGCGATGAATTCCAGGCTGAACCTATTATTGGACGTTTAATATTCTCAGAAGTGTTTATTACATTCCAACTTATACCATCTGACGACGTAGTTATCGAGCCATTATTGAATTTACCAGTAACTACCCATATGTTCCCGTTCCAGTTTACTGATTTAGCAATTATTTGAGTGGTTTCTATAGTTGCATTGCCCATATTTTGTACAGCCCAGGTTACACCATCAATTGAATATACAATCTGAGAAATATTGAACGACTTATTAAAACTAAAGGATGTTTGTAAGGTTATTGAACCCACTGCAAGGAAATATGAGCCATTCCACGCGACATCCTTTAGAATGTATCTATAATAATAATCATTAAATCCTTGAGATTCTCTTAATATCTCTTCAATATCTGGTCTAATAGGTATATTGGGTGTAATTGGATCCGACCAATTTACCCCGTCTGTTGATATAATAATTTGACCAGTTATTGTATTTCCTAATGAAGTTGTTTTGGAATAACCAGAATCGCTAACTGCAACCCATAATCTACCATTCCAACATATAGCTACAGTACTACCATTAAGATTTGCGATATCTATTGGTGACCAGTTTATTGTATCTGTAGATTTAGCCATTGAAATAGAATAATATGAAAATGATCCACTTATGAACTTCAAACCATTTATAATAACTACTTGTGATATTGAGGAGTTCTCTACTTCTAATGAATCAATTGATGTTGGTATTGTCCATAAAAGTCCATCGGGTGAAGTAGAAAAAAGGCCGACCCCATTTATTGACAATGGCCATTTCCCTGCAGCGATCCACGTATCATTCGAAGAGTCCCATGTAATACTATATGTAATGCTACCATTTTTCCGTGTACCATTGGGATTAATTGGTATTGAAAATAATATGCCATATGTAAATGTGTCAATATTACCTATTGAATCACCCATTATATCAAACCAATTACCAGATATAACCCATCTAGACCCATTCCACACCGATTTTTTACCAAGATTTAAACTACCACCAGCTTCTGGTGGCGTTACTGGCAATGTCCAGTAGTTACCGTCAGTAGATGTTGCAATTGTACCTGTATTCCAAGAGCCTATTGCAACATATTGTATACCATTCCATGCTACACTATTACAAACAATTGTAGGTGATGATATTACACCTGCTGGATTTACTGGAGTTAACGAGTAAGTACTATCACCTTTCGTTTCTATAAATGCAATTGTTGCATAACTACCATCTAATAAAATGAATCTACCAGCTGCAATACTTATACCATTATTGGAATGTGTAATACCATATACTTCCTGCGGCTGAGTCATGTCAATACCATCTGGATTGAACATATTAGTAACTATAAATGTTACAATACCATTATCGATAGTTGCTGTAACTTCGGCTATTGTAAATAAATTATTATTAATATCATATATATTTCCCGTAATTAAATATACAAGTGGCGTCGATGTCAAACATATAGAAGTTGCAAACCCTGAAGTTATAGATCCATTAATATCAACTGGGTAAATAGGGCCTGCAGGAAATATGGTATTACCTACTCCAGAACTTTGCATGTATCCAGATTCTCCCCAATCTCCCACTACTATAAATATTGAGGCGCTTGTATCATATATTACATCGTTCGCAACTCCCGTTATTGTGTTTACATCGGCAAACCCCCAACCTGTATAAGATAATTCATTCAAAGTATTCGAATATGATATTGTGTACCCAGATGTGTCATTAGCCCCATACCATTGCCCTACAACAACCCACTGTGTACCATTTGTAGCTGCTGCATTAGCATACGATTTAGTAAGATTTTGATTTGAAGGAATAATAGGGTCTGACCATACTTGGCCATCAGTTGATATAGACATTGTGCCCAATAAGTTCATGGTGCTACCTTTCCATAATCCCATAAGTATATATGTATTTGAATTTGAATCGTATGCAATACTCTTTACCATTACACTATTATCAGATATATTAGTAGGTCTTATCATGTTTCCCCATGTATAGTCTAAAGAATTACCTGAAGCCTTTGTTATACTACCATCTGTACCATCAATTAATGTCCATCTACCCCCAATTAACAAATCACTTGAATTTACCCCTATTGTATATCCAATACCTCCATATGTATTTGGTGGGTTTATTGGTGAATTCCAATTTATACCATCTATTGATAAACTAATTGATGCATTATCATAATCGCCAGCTGCAACCCATACATTTCCTGTCCAAGCAACTGCGTATGTTGTTGAAAGCGCCTTTATAATAGTCCATGTTAACCCACTATTTGTTGAAAATAATAGACCACCATCTGTTGACCCATACTTATAAATTATGCCACCTATTAGAACACTTGATCCATTTACTGCAATCGAATATCCAGTAGGATATAAGCTAGCAGTATTATCTTGAGTTAAAATATCTTTAGTATTTAAATTTTGCGCAGTCCAAATTATACCATCTGTTGACGTAGCAACCATATAATATACTGTATTCGCAGGGTCTGCGGTATTATATGACCACGAACCGGTTGCAATCCATCGTTTAGTAGATTCTACCCAAACTACTGAATTTCCAACATTACTTTTCACGCTATCAACATTTGAAGGGTCAAATGCAGTTACCCATATTATCCCGTCAATTGAATATGATATTGATCCAACATGTACATTATTCTCACTCCACGCCCCCACACAAACGTAGATAACCCCATTATACCCAATACATTTACTAACTAAACTATAATCGCCATCAATACTAGTATATGGTTGAATTATGTTTGAAGCGCCTTCTATTCTAATAAATTCTCTATATTTTCTAAAGTTACCAGTTATAATATATATTGACTTATTATATGATATTGAATTAATACTATTTATGAAAAAACTGGTGACTAAATTTATATCTGCCCAGTTAATACCATCATAGGAATATATCAAATTATTTCCTGCTCCAACTAAGTAATATGTATCTTTATTCAACAAGCTTATTTGATCATTATTTAGAGGTTTATCAGTAAGTAGTATTGAAAAACTTATGGTTCCTGTAGCGCCTGGAGCTAAATACGCAGTTAAAGTATATGTATCCCCTAGACTCATGTCATCAATCTGTATACCTCTGAACTTAGCAATACCTAGGTTGCCACCAGATATAGGGCAGATATAACTTGTAGAGCTCACATAATTAGTTCCACTGAACTGATTTGATATAGTGTAATTTGAGTTTGCTATAAATGTGGGTTTACGTGAATAATATGCAGTCTTTTGTATAGTACTAATATCTGGCATATTAGTAACTAAAAAAATACGACCGATCATCTCACCTTTCGTAGGTAAACGAATAATTGATGACTTACCAAAGTCAGGAGAAGTATCAAAATCAATACGAGTCCAATTAGTGGCGTAGCGACCTGTCCTAATGAGCACTTTTAAGAAGGCACTAAGATCTGGCTGACCCTTAAGTGGTTGTAGTCTTTCATCCTGCATTCCCGTGGATATGATTTTTAATAGACTTGCCACCATTCTCTTACTATTATTTTGTCATTCTTTGTTTACCTTTAATTCGCGCTTATTAGGTTTCTTTAGATGCACCTTACAGAAGTCTTGACACGACAACACTGCATTATTACACTTGTTACCATTCTTGTATACACCTGTGCAGATATACACAAGACTCTGCCCCTTCCGCTTCTTGTTGGCCATCCAAGCTGCAGATGATTGATCAAAGAAGTCTGCAGTGAATTCAGAATTACCTGTAGACATCTTTCTTAAAGTATATATACTAGTAGCTTTTGGACTCGTCAATTTTTAATCAATAAATAGCTTATTACATATACCGTTCTCAAATCGTAACCATTGAAATGCAAAAACCATCACGTGGACTTCCCACTCGGTATTTACGCCCACTACATCACTCTGAATAGGTGGTCTGACTTCAAGAGTTAAACGAAGATTACTCAGACGACTTGCATTAATACTTCCTGAAGGATTATGTTCAGCGGGGTGGTCTGCAAATGAATACCCATATATAAATGAATCATATGCTACCTTACCCCCTTTATGAGCTCTAGATATATGAGAACGAAACCACGCTTCATCTTGTGATATTATATCCATACCATTGGCTTGAAGTTTAGCATGTTTTAAAAGGGGTTCTAAGGGTGCAAATATTGGGTGATATTCACTTTCAAGAGTAGAAGAATAATTAACCCAGTCATTATTCTGTGTAATAGAAGATTTCCTCCTTAAAAACCATACTATCTCCTCTATTGGTTGATTTGCCTCCAGTGGTAATTGAATTGTAATACTATCACTACCTGACTTATTCACCAGGTACTTCAGTGGTTCATTAAAGTCAAAATGCTGTATTTCACGAAAAGGTCTTTCAAATGCTTGCCGTAAGAGCATATCACGATAGGGCCCGTCCACGAATACCCCATGAGTTAAGAGCTGAATACTCCTTAATTTAGGAGGATATACCACCGAATTCACGTTAAAAAGCCTTTTACCTGTACTAGGAAATCTTAAATCATAGAGTCTGAATTCGCGGTTTATTGGAGTCTCTTTATTAGCTTTTACACCAGACACACTCCTTACAACCTCATCAAAATTTTTTAGTGAAACTCGCACTCTAACAGTTCCATCGCGACATGCAATTAAAGGGAAGGTTGCCGTGAGCCTTTCCCTTAGACATGAAAAACGTAAAGGTATTGTTATCCACATGTCATCAGTCGGAAGAGATGTGGCTCCAGTCCAAGCTTTTAATTCAGGCATGCTAACACGTCCATTTACGTCTGCCATACCAATCTGAGTATTGAGATCTGGAAATAATAGTGAGACTACATTAGAAGAATCACCGGTTATCTTTTCTAAAATCTGATCATCTACTTCCAAGGTTGCCTCATTAAGCAATGCGGTACCCAAGGAATTAATGTATGTCCATGCAGTCTTTTTTTCTAAAAATTCATACAGTCCACATCTCAGCCTTTCCCTATCAAGAGACGTGAGCCAATCACCTAGGCGCACCTGTATGAATAGACCCTGTATTAGGTCTCCACATGCAGTATGCCCCAATTCAAATGTAAAGGTCTGACCAAATTCAGCAGGCCCCCTAAATGTAAATTCGCGGAAAATGGTGGAAAATGGTACGGTTCGTACACCCTCGTCCCGTGTAAACCTAGTGGTCTTTGCGTTTGTTGGGAAAAAATTAGCATCTTGGTCATCTCTTGTGACCAAATCAATCAAGGTTGTTGCAGACCCCCTTGGTTGACTTGTACCGTATGCGTTTTTTGTCCTCAAGTCCATCTACTTATTCCCAGTGCTTCCAAATCCACCTTCACCACGCACTGAATCTGGCAAGGAGTCTACGTAGGCAACTTCTGCGATATGACCTAATCCAGGTGCAATAATCTGGAACAATCGGGTGCCTGCCTCAATACTAGTCTGACCAATTAAACTCACTGTAATCACGGGTGCCATTAATTGTCCACGATACGTCTTATCGATGATACCCCTACCGTTTGCCATCATGAATCCAGTCTTATAAATGGAAGACCTAGGCTCAAGTGTGAAATGGCAATCTTGCCCATCTGGAAGGGTAACCATACGTGCCTTTACACCAAGAGGTACAAGCTTTGCGGTATCCGTAGGCACTTGATTTACAACAACCTTCAAATCGTACCCCGCATTGTCTGAAGATAGTTTCTCTACAGTACCCACTGGGGGGTAATATGACTGACCCTCTTTAGTCACAACAAGCTCAAGACGATATGATGTAGTCATATTGAAACTAGTATATATATTGTTATGTCTACAACTTTAAGCAATTCAATGCATAAAATTGACGAATTAGCTCGAATGCGCTAGTGTATATCATTATGACTGGGTATTCTTACTTGTTAGACACATCAGATACTGATATGGTTGAATGTAGCAGGAATAATAACAAGCGAATTATTCCAGATACAAGACTCGGTCTTACAAGCTTTATTATTAGCAATATTGGCTTTCTTATCCTTATTGTAGGTTCAGTAAGCTTTGAATTGACGATTATTGCATATATCGGAGGTTGGGCATGTTTCTCATACTATGTATATACGTTCCTTGACTACACGCGTCGCTGTATAACAAACAAACTACTAAAGGATGAAATGGATAGTGACTGTCATACATCAAGGGATTCCAACGATTCTGATGTATCTGATATATCAGATATATCAGTTGAATCAGTCTATAAGGATGGACCAGAGCCTGAAACTACTAAAGTTCATGAGCTCATTAGCCAGTTTAGAGGTATTATTGACGAGATTGATAATGAGAAGAAGGAAGATTAGTTAGAAAATACTAGTGTACCACGATTGTCTTTAACATCGTAAAGACCCCATCCAACAGTCACAACTCTTAATACAACCTTCTTTTTACCAGTTGATGCTGGTAAGGTATCCGTTATATTTAACCATAATGTTGGTCTATCTGCATTTGAGAAATTCAAAGTGCCAGATGGTTTCCTTTTTTCAGGGGCTCTATAACCAAACGATGGACCGTATGTAAATGATATTAAGCTCAAAGGAATGCCAGGGCACTTCTCAGATTTCGTATACGGTGATACTCCCCCCCAAACCGTTGCATCCCACTCGGATTCACGCTCCCTACCTGCTACAAGCAACTTAATCGTGTTATAGTATGTAGAGTTATTAAGTGGATTTATAAGGTTCCACAACTGGTTCCTTTCAATCCAATAGTCTGATTGAAACATTATAACTATAGACTCTGCTGGATGCCTTCCGTCTATACGCTTTGTTATGAATGATGCTACACCCTTTTCAACTGCAATATAATCTGCAGAATCCAGACTCAGAACATTTTCAAATGGCCTTATGAATGGGATCTGATTAGGTGTAACCTTAAGAAGTTCTTGTACATCCTGACGAACATATCGCTGAGTAGTCTCTAAAGTTAACAGTGGCTTACCAATCTGTTCTCTAGTATAAGGTACAATAGGCGTAGTAATACCATCTGCCCCTGTCTGTCTGAGATCACTCCTGTTCCAGGGAGCTGGCTTGATTGAATTATCTGATGCCTCTACAAGGTCTTCAAGTCGTCTTATCTTAATACGAATTCTGTACTTTTGTCCTGGAACTGCAACAAAAGGGAACCCCCCATCGTCCACATTACTACAGCCTATCAGCGGTAGTCGTAAGGTAAGCCTATTTGGTGTTGCATTCCTCTGTATATCCTGAGGGGATCCTGAATGTGATCCAAATTCACTCAAAGCCAGTGTCTCTTGATTGAGTGTACCATGTAAGTGTGCCCATGCATACAGGAAGTCTCCTGAAAACTCCTGTAGCAAAAGCTGATCTTGGTAGAACTGTATTTGTTCAAACAGAAAGGCGCCAATTCCACGCGTATACCCATATCGTGTACCTGACGCGTCGGCTATAATGGATTTTTTATTAAGAGGTGCAACTGCAATAGGTAGCCATGATGGAAGATCGATACGGAATGATGCTGCCACTAACAAATCGCCAAAGGTGTCTAGTTCCCATTCCACAGTACGACCAAAGTCAACCATATTCATCGGCTGATGTTGCCTGGTCTCATCAAGAGTTGCAGGCCAAGTGTCCATATTGTAAGAAAACGGTACGTATGCAGTCTTTTCCGGACTCATAAAATATTTATCTTTCTGCCCCCTAGCAACCAACTCAAATAATGAACCTTCGGAAGACGTATTTGGTCTATCCATCTAATTATGCTCTACCACTAAAAATGAATTACTAAATGCGCATGTGCTAAACTACACACATGAACCTACTGATTGTTGAATCGCCTGCTAAATGCTCTAAAATCCAAGGATTCCTGGGATCCAATTACAGGGTTATCGCGTCTATGGGTCATATTCGCTCACTCGTACAGGATATTAACTCAGTAGGTATTCAGAAGAATTTTGAACCTACATATGAGTTCATGAAGGAAAAGGCAAAGACTATTGCTAATCTCAAGGCCGCTGCAAAAGATGCCACTAAGGTAATCCTCTGCTCAGATGATGATCGTGAGGGGGAAGCAATAGCATACAGCCTTGCAGTATTACTAAAGCTTGATCCTAAGACGAACCCCCGTTCTGCATTTCGCGAGATAACAAGTAATGCAGTACTTGATGCAGTATCTAAACCAAGAGTCATTGACATGAATCGCGTGCATTCTCAGCAATCTCGTGCAATGCTTGATATGATGGTTGGATTCACTATCTCACCATTACTCTGGAAAAATTTGGGAGGGGGGGCAGCTCTAAGTGCGGGAAGGTGTCAGACACCTGCACTAAGACTTGTATGTGAGAGAGAGGCATCTATTGAAAAATTCACCTCAGAACTGTCTTGGACAATTAAGGGAGTATGGAATGGATGGCCAGCTTCTATGATAGACCCGCTGAGCGACGAAGAATCTGCGCTGAATTATCTGGAGAACCATTCAAATGAGAAAAATGCGACTATCCATTCTGCAGTTACAAAGCCTTGGACGGAAAATCCACCTTTGGCTCTGATGACTAGTACACTACAGCAACAGGTTAGTAATCTATATCACTGTTCTCCAAAAAGGACAATGCAAATCGCTCAGAAACTGTATGAGTCTGGTCATATTACTTACATGAGAACTGATCAGACCACAATCAGTGAAGAAGCAGTATTGGATGCAAGAAAAGTCATTGAATCCAAGTGGGGGAAACTGTATTTAGGGCCTGACACTCCTAAGAAGAAAGCTGCAGGGGGAAATCAGGGGGCAGTTCAAGCACAAGAAGCTCATGAGGCAATACGCCCGACTCACTTTGACCTCATGAAGCTTCCAGAGTCAGAGGACTGGGGTATTCAGGATCATAAGGTCTATAGACTAATCTGGTTGCGCGCGATACAATCAGTTATGTCTCAAGCAAAAGGTGAAAGTAGGGATGTCATATTCAATGCTGAGGGAGATGAAGGGCAGCTACCTTGGCAAGCAAAGTGGAAGAGGATAATCTTCCCGGGTTGGAAGGCTGCTGATGACAAGGACACATCCATCTCATTAGCCAATAATGGTGATGATAAGGATGACGCGGTAGTTGAGGAACAGGAGGGCGATAAGGCTTGGAAGGTTGCAGAAGCATTGAAACCTGGTCAGGCCATTCAATGGCAGCAGCTCAAGGCAGAACCAAAAGAGTCAAAGCCTCAGGGAAGATATACAGAGGCATCTTTGGTACGAGATCTTGAAAAGAGGGGTATAGGACGCCCATCAACCTTTGCATCCCTAATTGCAACTCTAGTTGAGAAGACCTACGTAGAAATCAAAGACATACCTTCTCAGGTGGAAAAGTCAAGAGTACATCACCTCACTGCCTTTGGGCAATGGCCCCCTAAGTCTGAAGAGTTCAGCTTGAAGAAAGGTGGAGAGAAGGCCCGGATGTGTCCATCACCTCTTGGCAAGTCTGTCTTTGAATTTACTGTGAAACACTTCCCGGATTTATTTGCCTATGACTTTACTGCGAATATGGAAAAGCGTCTTGATAAGATCGCGGAAGGTAAAGAGGCTTGGAAACTTGTTCTGTCAGATACTTGGGGATCTTACAAAGATAGATATGAGGAAATGAAATCGGCTACAATTGTGTCCGGGACAAATAATCGGCGTCGGGAGTTTCCAGATATTCCTGGAGTGATTGCAGTCCTAACAGCTAAAGGGCCACTATTGTTAAAGGAGGGTGCTACAAAAGATGATGTCATATTCTATGGATGGCCAGCAGATATTAAGAAGGGCCTTCAAGATATTACTGAAGCAGAAGTCCTAAGCCATATTGACAAGACTACAAAGCAGAAACAGGGCGATGTACTTGGAGAATGGAATGGCCATACAATCTTTAAGAAAAAGGGACCGTATGGCCATTATGCAGAATGGAATGGTGTGAGAGTCAATATGGCAGAAGATGATGATCTTGAATCCATATCAGCAAAGATTCTAGCTAAGCAAGAAAATCCTAGCAGAACCCTTGGACCCTTTCAAATAAAGACTGGACCCTACGGTCCTTACTTACAAAAAATGGATACTGGTACCGGAGGTAAAGGTGCGAAACCCCAGTATGTTAGTATCCCTAAGGGTACTAACATAGAAGAGTTGACTGCGCAGGAGGCGGGAGAGATATTCGAAGCCGGATTGAAGGCTAAGGCTGCATTCAAGAAGGGTAAATTCAAGAAATAGAGGTGTGATATGATCTGATCTCACGTTTTAGTGTAAATGTGCCACGTCAAAATAACTACCGTACATGCTTATACCATCACGAACCATCCTCTTTTCATATTCTTTTTTCCAGAGTTCATAGAGCATCTCAATTTCTGCACGTATTTCTTTATCTTCTTGAGCGGTTAAATTATTAGACCGTAACATCTTCTTTAAGGTAATTATGCTTTGGTCTAGTGCCGGGTATGATGACATATCTAGTTAGTTACTTAAAAATTAGAATAGTTTATCCTACAAATGGCGACTATTGTAGAAGAACTTAGTATTCACGTTGAGGATGCGTTAAGAGCAAGATGGGGTACATATCATTTCGGAAAATGGCTAAATGAAGAAGCAGAAAACCATATTATACGTATATATGAGGTTATTGCTAAAGATCATCCAGCCTCTAGTCTATTAGCTCGTAACCTCTATTATGCCATTGAATCATATATATATTTTACAGATGCCAATAAACTAGAGATTAAAGACATTGTAGTGTTCTTGGAAAGGGTCATCAAGAAGCAATTTGAATAAATAAAATTGAAGGCCCTATTTGCTTTAGGGGTCGCACCGGTAATATAAATGTCAGAAGAACAGAAGCCAAAGAAGAAATCCTTCAAGGTTAAGAAGGAAGTTCTAGAGTGCCCTGTGGTAGAGACTCCTGTGGTAGAGACTCCTGTGGTAGAGACTCCTGTGGTAGAGACTCCTGTGGTAGAGACTCCTGTGCTAGAGACTGCTGTTACGATAAAGCCAAAGAAGATATTCAAGGTTAAGAAGCAAGTAATACCAGAGGCAGACTACGTAATCACAGACAGGGAATCAAAAGCCACGGAGGCCTTCTTGATTTTACGAGATTACTATGATAGTAAGGGTACAACTGTGACAGAAGAAGATATCAAGTGGTACAAAGAGGAATTGGAGAGAGAGAACAAGGAACTGGCTGTATTCTGGGAAGATTGCTCCGTCACAAAAGCATGTCTTGATGCTTTTGCGAGGGGAGAGACTGACGAAGTCATTGAACAGCTACATGAAAAAGCTAAAAAGGAGGAAAAGAAGAAGCCACTCACAGAGGGCGATCTAGGAGAGAAGCCTGCCTTTGGAACACCCGAATTCTGGGCCTGGGCTCGTAAGAGTAAGCAATTACGTCTTCAGAAGGAGGCTGCCATTATTGCGGCAGGTGGGACGGTCCCTGTAAAAAAGGTTAAGAAGCAAAAGGAAACAAACGTGGTCTAATAATATCCAGTATAAGGGCCTAGACCTGTTACAGGCTCGGGTGTGAACGCCTTAGGGTCTCTAGGAGATCCAGAAGAAGTGATGGGAGGTGGTTTCCCAGCAACACATACTGTTTTTGCAATATCATATGTGTCAGACCAGACACTCAGCAAATTCTCCTTGGCTTCCTTTTCCTCATCAGAGGAAAAGTTGTAGGAAGTACAGAGACGGTCGAGAAGTAAGAGTGCCCTGTCAACCCATGTCTGAAATGCAATCTCCAGATCACGAGGAGGCAAGGATTTAGTGAAACAGCGGGCAGCGGTATCTCCTGGGTTTTCGCGGTCATGAGCTGTGTTGAAAGGCAGATAGAGTGTCGCTTGAACCACTTGAGCGGTACTCATTAAATCATGCTTCAAACAGCAGAGCTTGGAGATAATTAGCTTAAATTCAGCCAGATCAGCCTCTCCGTCTCCCGTAGTTGACTTTTTACTAGCAAACATCTCAGAAAGCCTTACTGCAAAAGAAGACTCTTGTCCACACTTGATATCAGATACACCTACAGTTGGTCCTTGAAAGCCCTCCCAATTGCCGGATGCTACGGTCTTATTGCGCATAAGAACCATATATGCAACAATACCGACAGCCATAGCTGCAAATAACGCAATTAATAAAAAAAGACTGCTTGATCCTGGGTTCACGGGGAGCTTATCCATCTGGTTGTATATTAGATTTCCTACGAGCTCACAGGCTTGAGGTGAACAGACCAGCTTTCAAATTGGTCTGCCAGCTCCTTCTTCACAAAGACCTTATCCATCATGAACTTGTCAATGTTGAACTGCTCCTCGGTCTTAAGCTGCAGCTGATAAATCTTCACAACCTTCTTCTGGCCAATACGTACCGCGCGTGCCTTGGCCTGCTCCATCTCTGAAGGGGTCCACCAGGGACTCACAAATATAATGCGATCATACTGCTGAAGATTAAGACCCGTGCTACCAGCCTTTAGCTGGATCAAGAACACGTCCTGCTTGCTACCATTCTCCTGGGGGGCAGAGCGACTCTCCTTGAGGGTCGCCTCGCGCTCCTTCATTGACATCCCACCGTGGTATTGAAGTACCTGACCCACGAAAGGGTGTGCCTTCAAGAAGGCATCCATTAACACCATTTCCTCGTGGAACTGGCAGAAGACAATCCACTTATGTGCCTCTCCAGCCTCGTGGGCATCCTTCATAAGAAAGGCAACCTCGTCAAACTTCCTACTAACTTCGTGGAACTCGGGTCCAGACCAGCCAAATGCCTCGTTCTTGCGAGCCTTAATATAGATCTGGGGGTTCACGCTGACTTGACGGAGGCGCAGCAAGATCGCAAACATTTCCAGATTATAATTGTTACCCTGCATTGCTTGGGCGTTCCTCCACTTACACTCTTCATCTTTGTAAATGCCACTGTAGACTGCCTCCTCCTCCTTACTCGTAAAGTTAAGCAGACGCACCTCTTCCAAGGGGGTGGGGGGGATGATAGAATCTCCCTTCAAGGGGCACTCCACAAGGCGTCTGGAAAGATAGACGTTCTGTGCCCATTCGTTATAGGAATCCAGCCACCTCTTGCCGGGACCTGTAGGGAACCCCACAAACTTAAGATAGGTCGTGCAGTCTTCCATGCTGTTTGTTACTGGAGTACCGGTCAATGCCCACTTATACTTGGCCTTGATATCTAAGATTGACTGCGCCTTCTTCGTTGCGGAATTGCGAATCGTGTGAGCCTCGTCCAAGATAATGCGGTCGTAGTAGACGCCTTGACAGATTGGCTGGTTTGCAACTTTGTCGTAGTGCGCAAGATATACCTCCCTCCTTCCAGCTACGATAGGCTCTTGGGGGTACCATTGTGCACCGGACTTAGATGGCAAGTAGAGGTTCACATCGCAGCGGCGGAACTCGGACTCCCATTGGCCACGCACAGCAAGAGGCGTTACTACAAGGTTCTTAAGGCCATCACCATTCATGATCAAGCCAATTGACTGGATTGTCTTACCCACACCCATCTTGTCACCCAGGATTCCACCTCGGACAACATGGTTTGTTTCAGGAATCGCGTAACCCACCTCTTCGCACTGTAGCATCCAGCGGATACCAAACTCTTGGTGGTCATGATATACCGAATCTTTCCAGGCTTGCTTAAGGCTCTTTGCTTCAGGGAGAGACATATTATTTGCTATTGGGTGTTACAGTACACTATGATAGCAGGGCTTTCAATTTTATTTTGGACCTAAATCCTCTGTAGCCTGCACAGAGATCACTGTTGCCCAAGGGGGATATATTGCTTCTGTAGGTTCAGAGGATACAGCCATCCACTTAGATGGCATATATGCTCTGAATTCAAGAGTCTCTTCGGCTGCTAATTGCCTAGCAAAGAAGGCTCCCCACCAAGAGAATGTACTATTAGCACATATTGCTCCGGCCCAGCAGCGTGACATAAGATACATTGCCTTGTATTCATCTTGTTCCTGCACGAATACACACCGGTCGTTGAACACAGGAAGTGCCTTTATTTCTTCGGGTGAATCGGTAAAGACAAGGAAGCGAGTATCCTCTGGGAAACGCTTGATACAGGTGTCAAAGTAAGATAATAGGTTCACTTGGTGGTGTGGCAACAGCTTATAGTCGCCAAGGCGCACGTGTAAGAAAGCTGTCTTAGCTTTCTGCAATTTAGTCTCAAGATTCCACCTTTTCAGGAGGGCATCTTTGTCTGGTACGGCTTCCCAGGAGGGTTTCAAAGAGTCTAATACATATTCGCCTGCTTGCCAAAAGCCCTTCAAGATAATCTTATTAGCAGGAGGGAGTGCAGGCAGAGGCTCGTATTGGAACACAGCTCTTTGTTCTATAGAGACTTCTGGAGCTGCATTCCAGACTTTAGGGATATCTGGAAACAGCTTGAATATAGTATTGAAATCCCCGTGTTCCGAAGGAGAACAATATGGCATTGCAAATATAAGAGGGATAAACCAGGTATCTGCCATCTTGTGTGCGGCGGCTAACTGGAACAGACGGTTGCCCAGACCACACTGTAGCTTTGACGAGACCCATTGTTCAGAGGAGTATTGGTTGGAACCCGCCATATTCATAAAGTAAAGTTGAACCAAACATTTAACCCAGCTAAGTTAACCCCTTATTCTTACAGCAAATGTCGTTCCCTAGAGCATTTCAAAACTACATACCAAGAACGCATTGCATATCTTCACATGTCTATGGAGTAATCCTAGTGTCGCCCGACGATTGCATCTTAGTAGTGCAAGGAAGGCTTAGCATGAAGTGGTCCTTTCCAAAGGGACATGGCCACAGCTGTGAAACCCCTCTTGTTGCGGCACTGAGGGAGTTGAAGGAAGAGACTGGGATAGTAATTCCCGTGACACAGAATTATGTAGAGAAGCGATTCAAGTCTAACAAGTCAAACTCTGGAGGCACGTACTTCGTATTCAATGTTGACGAGAAGTACACTACTAGACCAGAAGACACTTCTGAGATCATCAATACAATGTGGTGTCCTAGAGACCGCCTCCCCTCCTTGAAAGGGAATATGGATCTCACGACCTTCTGCAGGAGGCAGACGAATATTAACATTGTCTCAGATTAGATATGAACGTACCTCCTTCCGAAAAAATGGCACAGCCGTACCAAACGGTTCATCCGTACCAAACGGTTCATCCGTACCAAAGCATGACGTTCCTATTTTTTCTGACTATAATCCAGTTCTGGTGGATTGCAATATGGGGAATTGCGTATATAGTAATTGATATGATAGCAGGGCCGTCTAAGCTAATTGAGTTCTTTATCTACATAGTCATGCTGGGTGGGACAGTCGTTCTGCTTCACATGAATCCTAAGCTTTTAGATAAGCTATAACCCTATAATGCATTGCGCTCCTTGAAGAGCTTAGCACCCCTCATACATGCATCATCAAGAGGTTGAGGTTGACTCCTGGTCTTCTTCTTGTAGGTAGCATGTGAACGATAGTCCTGCCTGAGGCACGAAAGGAAGTAGGCCTCCATTTCAGCATCCATTGTCTCAAGGATATTCACACATTCAATGTTGCCGATTGGAGTTTCGTAGTCTACTTCCGACAATTCACCTTGATAAGCACAGTTGTGCCTGCCCAGATGAATAATATCCCATCCAGCTTTGTATAGTTCTTGAGTAGACATCTTGTCCAGATCGCTTTCAGGAACACGATTCCTCTCCTCCTCGCTCAACCTCTCGTGTTCTATCCCAGCCTCTGCAGCCTTCCTGAAGTTAATGGCTGGCTTCTTTGTACTCAGAGGAACCGCTACAGGTCCAGAACCCATTGTAGGAAAGCTCTTCTCTGTGATGGTAATACCAATGGGGTTGGTAGACTCCTTTGAGTCGCCCGATCGCATGTGAGGAGGAACATAGCCACTCTTACGTGGTTCAACTGTTCCTGTCCCTGTTGTAGCCATAATGCTACCCATGCGCATTGGCTGAAGAGTATTTCCTGATGCAAGAGACATGATATAATGGTAAAAAATGGTAGTGCTGTGGCAAGTTCAATTTTACTTAGATACATTCAAGGTACCACCCTCTTGAAGGGTCTCCCTCCAGCTGTGGAAGTCTGCAAAGAATCTCCTCTTAACAATGGCCTTACCCCCCTTCCTCTCCATTTCCACCAGAGACCTATCACACCTCTTGACCTGGAAGATCCCCGCGGCCCTTACTACCGCAATACAATAGTTGTCCTTATCAACTGTCCAGTAAAGTCTGCTACCAAGTGTATAAGCCTCCTCTTTGGGAGATTCTGGTAGGGGTGGTAGGCTTAAGAGAGATTCGGGTATGGATGGTACGATTAACGATGAAAATGTCGTATCAGGAAGAGTGACATGATCATCTGTACACTCTACTAGCTCAATCCAATCATTCAGTTTCCACATGACACCTGCTTTCAACATCTCACTCTTGGTTATACTAACGTAGTTCGGAGTAATAAGCCTTGCAGCCTCTTTGCCAGTTGAACTTACTAGCTCGGTATTTGATATGGCGTACATCATATCTAGTACTACCCGTTGTATGCATGATATATTCAATTTTACTCTAGAGTAAAAAATGGCACAGACATGTGCTCTTTTTTTTGGTTTGTGTATTCTGTAATTATGCCCAGGCTCCGTGCTTCACCACAGGTGGCTCCTCAGCATCTGTATTGATTGTACCGTCCTCCAAGAGCTCGCCCATGTAGGAGCCACGAGCACCACGCTTACTCACCCAGAGATCATTTGAGAGCCAGCGGGGCTCTTCTGTGCCGTTGGCAACCCCAATGCGGATGTAGGAGGTGCCTCCGAGCTTGAATGGCAGCTCAGTACCCTCTGCTTCGGGCTGCTCAGGCTCAGAAGTGGTATCAGTGATCACCTCAGCCACTGGCTCAACAACTGTCTCTGCTACTGCCTTCTTAGCGGTCTTCAGTACCTTCTTCTTTACAAGAGGCTTTGCCTCCTCGGCCAACACTGTGCCAGGGACCGTGAGGCTCACAGGGCCGCTTGCAACGGCAGATGCAAGCTCCTGGGCCTTTGCAGCATCCTTCACGGCCTTCTTTGCCTCGCGACCAGCCTTCATCTTAGCCAGGTGCTCAGGACTCAAGACCCTCTTGGGCTTAGGCTGAACCTCCTCGGCGCTTTGGTCTACAGCCTCAGGAGCCCCCTCTTGGGAGCCCACCTCGGTCACCTCGGTCACCTCGGTCACCTCGGTAACAGTGGTCTTAGGATGCTCGGCCTCGTACTTGGCCGTGAATGACTCGTACTCCTCCAGGTGCTCCTTCTTGTAGTCTCCAACCCACTTGAGATGGGCACTCTTTACTTCAGGATTAGCCTCCTTGAACGCCTTGATTGAATCGGCGTGCGTCTTCTGCAGCATGCTTGAAAAGGCGCTCCAAGCGGTAGGCTTACCGGTGCGGCTAGAGGGCTTCTTTTCCTTCTTACCATTGCCTTTTCCAGAGTCGGTCTCTACAACAGATGCGCCTCCTGTCTGTTTGGCGATCTCGGCATCAATGAGACTGCGACGGTTCAAAAGCTCGGTCAGAGATAAAGTGTTCAAGGAAGCAGACATCTTAAATGTATATACTTCTAAACTGGGGTACTTTGAATCCAGGGCAACCTTGGATTCAATTTTTGTTTTGGATATTAGCCGCTCTGAAAAAAAGCATCTTACTGTTAACCAGGCTTAGCTGATTTCCGTTTCTCTGCAAGAGCCTCCATTGCCCGCACGTGCTTCTGGGTGTAAACCGCCTTCTCCTTAGAGCCCTTCTTCTCCTTACGCGTCTTAGGCTCTTTGTGATCCATTTGGTAGCTACCACCTATTGCTGGCTTCGATTCAATTTGATACTGTTACAATTCCCTGTTCTTTAAGCTCGTGTAAGATGGATCGTAAGAGCTTTTCTCCGAGCCCTGGGAGTGCCTCATGTATCTGGTCTCTTGTTTGCGGTCCTGTAAAGAGAAGATGTCTTCGGACTTTGAAGGTTTCTGATTGACACGGGTGATGTTTAGAACCTCTTGCCCAAGATACGCATTTAGTGTTGGATACGAAGCGGCCTTCGTCAATCTCTTTGATGACATATAAGATGATTTCTTCTGCAGCGAGGGTATAGATATCTCCTCTTCTGGCTCTGGAGCAAGAACTTGCAACTGTGCTTTGGCTTGATGTACTCCTCTTATCATCCTCTTCACACTCTTTTTCAAAAAGGCCGATGCATGATTCTTGTGACTCTTGAGGCCTCTCAGGCTCATGTATTGATTCATTAAAGACAAGAGGTAGAGGCCGAGGAGGACGATGAGAGTTGAGCTTAGCAATTTCATCTTTAACGGATGTAATACAGCTCTCATATACGATAACTGGCATGCCATTAGTACAAAATGGAGTTAGCTGGGCTAAATCAATTTTATGTGGGATAAACGCGCGTCGTATGATACCCGTGATAGGGTATACAGAATGATAACTTCATCTTGATGAGATGCTTGATAAATGGCCAGTCCATGGTATTATTAGTTCTCATATCTCACTAGATTCAACTTTACGAAAAAAGGTTTTCTCTCTTTTCTTTTTTTCTTTAGTTATTTTATTGTCTTTGGGGTTTCTGTAGGTTTAGACTGCGGCTGCCTCTTGGAAGGTCACCCTCTTGGCCTTTCTCTCTGCAACCTTGATATTGTGGTTCAGGAGCTCATCTGGGGTCATCTCAGATAGCTTCTTAGGGCCGCGCTTCTTGGACTTCACCTCAGCTGCCACAGGCTGCTCCTGCACTGCCACAGGCTGCTCCTGCACTGCCACAGGCTCAGCTGCCACCAGATGATACTCCACTACCTCAATCTCTGGACTCACAATATCCAGAGTTGGGCGCAGGGTCTCTGGGGTAATGAGAGGTGGGTCTACACGCAGTGGCGAGGTAGTTGGCCTGCCAGAGAACTCAATGAGCGGACCTGCAGTGGTTGCCACCTGGTTCTTAAGAGCTTTCTTTGCCTCACGGCCTGCCTTCATCTTAGCGAGGTGCTCAGGGCTCAGGACACGCTTGGGCTTTGCCTCTGCTACAGCCACCGCCACAGGCACGGGCTCTGCCACAGGCTCCTGAACTGGCTCTGGCACAGGGGCAGCCACAGGCTCAGGGGCTGCCACAGGCACAGGGGCTACCTCCATCTCTGCAGCTGCAGCCTTCAAGAGCTTCTTGAGCTCGCGACCAGCCTTCATTTTAGCGAGGTGCTCAGGGCTCAGGACGCGCTTGGGCTTTGCCTCTTGAATGGGCTCCTGCACCGCCACGGGCTCCTGTACTGTAACAGGCGTAGGAGGAGGCGCAGACACAGGCTCTGCCTCCATCTCTGCCGCAGCGGCCTTCAAGAGCCTCTTGAGCTCGCGGCCGGCCTTCATCTTGGCCAGGTGCTCAGGGCTCAAGACGCGCTTGGGCTTTGCCTCTTGAACAGGCTCTGACACAGGCTGCTCTGACACAGGCTCAGGCTCTGCCACGGTCACTGCCACAGGCTCAGGCACAGTCACGATTACAGTCTCAATTACAGGGATGGATTCAGGAAGTGTCAGATCCTCTGCTGCAGCAAGCTTGGCCAGCCTCTTGAGTGCTTGCTTTGCCTCGCGGCCGGCCTTCAACTTGGCCAGGTGCTCGGGGCTCAGCACACGCTTAGACTTTGCCACAGGCTCTGCCACAGGCACGGACTGGTCAAGCAGGTCAGTCAATGTCTTCTGCACTGTAATATCCAACTTTGCGAACATCTGAGGGGTAATGATGAGTGACATTCTTGAGGCTTGTAGGTATTAGCAGCTATTACTTCTAATGGGGGTACTAACAATGAGGGCAGTCATTGAATTCAATTTTTGTTTTGGACAATTCGGCCTCTTCAAGAGGCTCTTGTACGGTAACACAGGCTAACTAAATATATACAGCCGGTGTATGAGCGCCTGGATGTACCTATGGCCTGCTGTAGCGGTACTACTAACCCTCTTCATGGGTATTATTCTCGTTCTCGTAACCGTGAATCTAGTACTTGGTCTCGGCGTCATTGCTATGTATAGTATATGCCCTAAAGAGCCCCTCTTTGACTATATCATAGAGGCCTTCAGGAACCCAAAGATAGAGAAGAACATACAGGATACCTTCTCACTAGATGTCAAAGAGGCTCTTCCTCATAGCGCCATTTATGTCTGGAGTCCTCATGCCCTCATGTCCATTTCGTCATTCATGTGTAACCGCTCACTCTGCAAGTCAGAGGGCTATACTCCTAATCACATTGTTACGATACCTCTGATCCAGTATGTACCGATAGTGTCTGACATCGCTAGATACTTCGGCATAATATCTTCCGACTATCGGAGTATAGAGTCTGCCTTGAAGAAGAAGGAGTCGGTATCTGTAATGCTTGGTGGAGTACGTGAGATGAACATGACCGAGGAATTCAAGATACACCTCTATGCAAAAAAGAGGAGAGGTATCTTTCGGCTGGCTCTGACGACAGCCACTCCTATAGTGCCTGTACTTACTCTTGGTGAAACAGAGCTCTTCCCATCAACACATACACCCCTCCTGGACTCTCTTAACGCCTACCTCTACAAGAACTTCGGCCTGAGTATGCCCTTCCCCAGTCTGCGCTCTCTGCAAAACTGGGTAAAGCTCTCCTACGGGCCTCTGAAGCCTGTTCGCTCCTATACCGGTCAGCCTATTCAAGTGACCCAGGTAGAGTCGCCTACAGAGGCCGATATATCTGAACTGCGAGACCGCTATATCAAGTCAGTTGAGGACCTCTTCCATGCCAATGCCGGCCCAGAGTACACCCTCCAGATTGACTGACATGAAAAAATTTTTTGTTTTTTCTTTTTGTTTTTTGTTGTCTTTGGTTTTGGTTCCTAGCCCATTTATTGTCTTTGTTTTTAACTGTATTAGCGCCTGGGGTGGAGAGGGGGCCTGCCACCCTGTTGGGGCCTGCCACCTCCGCCAAGTGCAGAGAACCTGTTACCGCCCGTCCTGGGCGCCGTACCGCAAGAGCCACAGGTTGCCACCTCGCCCTTGTTGTGAAACTTCTGTTTGTCACGGTCGTAGCAGAGCTTGCCAGAGCAAGCGTCGGCCCACTGAGGCTCGTCAGGGTGGATGTAAATACAGGTCTTGTGGGCCTCGTGGTTCCAGCAACCAGCAAGCCTCTCTTTACAGAGAATACCTCCTGACTTTACCACCTTGGGCACCAGTTTGTCGGTGTCCACCATGCGACCATTGCGCATCTCCTGCCCCATGACGTATATGATCTGGGCAGTACAGATGTTTTGACCCTCGGGTATCTTGCTCTCGCACTTGGCGCAGGTGTGCTCAAGAAAGAAGGAGGAATAGCGGCAGGGCCTGGGCACACGAAACTTCATCTGGCCACCCTTAGTCCACTTCTCCTCCTTCTTTGTAACTGAGTACTTCAGGAGCTCCTTCTTGGAAGCCTCGTCTGCAGCAGCCTGCTTTGACAGCCTCTTGGCCTTGGCCTCAGGAGTCTCGTAGGCCTCCATCATCCAGTCCTCCAGGTATGTCTGGTCACCCCAACTCAGGGCATTGAACCTCTGGGGGTCCCTGAAGAGCAGGGTGTTGCAATAGAGGGGATCACTATTGCAGGGGCAACCGCAGCGTACAGGGGCAGGGGGAGGGGTGCCTGCGATACCAGGGAAGTCGGTGGTATCATAGACCCAGGTACCGTGGGGGCAGGCCCATACGTGCTGGCCATCGTGAAAGGTTAAGACACTGTGGTCCATGTGGCAACGGGTGTCGCCACATGGGTTTGTATCCATCTCCTCCCAGCAAGAGACATGGTAAGTGTACATGTCAAGGTTGCCGCTAAAGAGGCCACGTTCCTCTTGCCTGGCAAGGGCATCCTCCTGGTCAAAGGGGGAGGAGTAGGGGGGAGTATCCACTCCCTCTGCCAAGATACGACGATCCAACTGTTCATCGTACTCTTCATCCACCTCTCGCATGATACTGTCCTCCTCTTCAGGGGTCAGGGCGAAAGGGTTTGCACTGGGTAGAGTAACCACAGGTGCGGGTGCTGCGGGTGCAGCGACCTTGTTGGAGGGCAACAAGTGTAGGAACCTCTTGTAGTCTGTTGCTGATTGCGTAGACATTTGCTTTGAGGGGGTACCTACTGAAGATGCTTCCAACGATTCAATTATATTTTGAAATTGAATAGAGTTTTCAAGAGGGCTAAGGTGCAGCTTAGAGTTGTCTGCAGAACTATAGTTAAATGTGTTTGGAAGCCTTGGGTATTTCAAGACAGGGATAGCTCAATCCTCTGCCTCTACACGTAGTTGCCTCGCCTGATTAAGCGTGCCCGCCACGTCGGTAAACGATTTTCGTCCAAATGGGTTGCCCCAGATGGCCAGGTATGTTCTCTCTACTCGAACCTTAGATAGCTAGTAATGATCATCCGCGTTCGCCATTTACGGGTACTTCAGGTGCTGTTACTAACCCACCCCTGTGCCTTAGGATATGCTTAGCAGTCCGTTCGGTCGCCAAAGGAATTGGGTGTAATACAATTGCGATGATGTAAGAGGGTTAATGATCCGCTTCCCATGCCGCGAGGGGCAGCTTGGGCGTTGGATGCTGCGGGGGGCAGCTTGGCACCTACTACTAAGCGGTTGTTGAGGTTCATTTTTTTTTTGAAATTGAATCCCATTTTGGCCGGTTCTTGAAAATTATTTCCCAACTGCCATGGGCCACTTATTGGGAAGTTTCTAGCAGTCTCTGGGGCTCTGGGGGCTCTGGGGGCTCTGGGGGCTCTGAGGGGCTCTGGTGCCTCTGGCGCCTCTGGTGCCTCTGGCGCCTCTGGTGCCTCTGGCGCCTCTGGTGCCTCTGGAATACTCTTTCCCACACAACCTCTTCAATTCCACAATGAAATTGAAGAGGATGCATAACCTCTGGTAGCTCTGTAGCCTCTGGTAGCTCTGCAACCTCTGTAGCCTCTGGAACCTCTGTAGCCTCTGGAACCTCTGTAGCCTCTGGAACCTCTGTAGCCTCTGGAACCTCTGGGGTCTCTGTAGCCTCTGGAACCTCTGGAACCTCTGGAACCTCTGGGGCCTCTGTAGCCTCTGGAACCTCTGGAACCTCTGGAACCTCTGGAGCCTCTGGAACCTCTGTAGCCTCTGGAACCTCTGGAACCTCTGGAACCTCTGGAACCTCTGGGGCCTCTGGAACCTCTGCAACCTCTGTAGCCTGTGGAACCTCTGTAGCCTCTGCAACCTCTGGGCCTCTGGAACCTCTGGAACCTCTGGAACCTCTGGAACCTCTGGAACCTCTGGAACCTCTGGAACC